CCATTTATAGATATGTTATTAGGAAAGAAAAGGCTAGATAAAATAAAAGGTACATACCTTGCACAATTTATTCGTGAAATGTATAATGGTGAAATACATCCTAACCTTAATTTACATATAGCACGAACTTATAGATCTTCTTGTAACGATCCTAATCTACAAAATATACCTGTTAGAGATGAAGAAGCTAAAGCTATATGTAGGAAGGGTATTATACCTAGTATAGGTAATAGGATAGCAGAAATAGATTATGGAGCACTTGAGGTAAAAATAGCGGCCTGTTATACAAAAGATCCTGTATTGGTTGAACAGTTGACTAATGGTATTGATATGCATAATCTTCAAGCCAGAAATATATTTAAGTTATCTGAAAAAGCTGTTAGTACCAAAATAAGATTTCATGCTAAGAATGGTTTTGTATTCCCTCAATTTTATGGTAGTTGGTATAAGTCTTGTGCTATGACTTTATGGCCTGAAATAGCAGGATTAAAACTTTCAGATGGTGAACCTCTCAAACAACACATGAGAAGGGTAGGACTCAATACTTATGGTGCATTTGAAAACCATTTAAAAGAAGTTGAAAAAGATTTTTGGGGATTATACCCTGTATTTAAAAAATGGCAAAATAAAATATTAAAAACATACTCTGAAAAAGGTTATGTTGAAATGTTCTTTGGTCATAGAAGAGGAGGTTTTTTATCTAAAAATGAGGTTATTAATGCTCCAATACAAGGAACAGGATTTCATTGTTTATTATGGGCATTAATAAAGATGCAAGAAGTATTAGATGCTGAGGATTGGAAGTCTAAATTGATAGGTCAAGTACATGATTCCGCCATAGGGGATATTTATCCGTCAGAGCAAAATAATTTTATCTCAACACTTAAAAGTATAGGTTGTGAAGATATTAGAAAACAAAATCCTTGGATAATAGTTCCTTTAACTATGGATGTAGAATTTTCACCCATAAATGGTACTTGGTATGGTAAAAAAGAAGTTAAAGAAAACGAGTTTGGTGAGTGGATAGATAAAGATAAACGAATTTATAATGCAGGATATTAAAGGGGAAGATTATGAGTTATTTTTTGGAAGTACTTCATAGTGTAGAAGAATTAAAAGGGATGATTAACTATGAAGAAGATATGAATAACAATAGACAAACTATATAATGAAATTATATCTAGCAGGTAATTCAGGAGGAGGTAAAGTAGGAAAAGAGAGGGAGTTGATGGTAAAAAAACATGGAGGATATAGATTGTTTTCATATTATTGGATAGGAAAGCGTTTTTATCAGACATTTCAGACATGGGTAAATTATAAGTAATACTATGACACTAAAAATATTTTTTAATAGCTTAAAACGTAGAATTTTAAGCGTAATGAAAGGTTACAATGACAAAAGACTTAGCTTTAAAATACAGACCACAGACTTTAGACGATATTGTAGGAAATAAGAGTACCATCCTTAGTTTAAAAAGTGTATTACATAGAGAACAAGGTCCCCCTAAATCCTTTCTGTTTTCAGGACCATCAGGCTGTGGTAAAACTACTCTAGCTAAAATATTAAAGAAGGAATTTAATTGTCATGATAGAGATTACCACTATTATAATACAGCCAATACAAGAGGTATTGATACTATTAGAGACATGGGCAAACTTGCTCAATATTCCCCTTTGGGTGGTAAAGTAAAATTTTATCTATTGGATGAGTGTCATATGCTTACTAAAGATGCTCAGAATGCTCTACTATTATTACTTGAAGATCCGCCTGCTCCTGTTTACTTTGCTTTATGTACTACTAATCCTGAAAAATTATTAGATACTATTAAAACAAGATGTCATAAATTCCCTGTTGTAAGTTTAACTAGAAATTTGATGCTTAAATTACTTAGAGAGGTAATAAGTAAAGAATTTAATGATCCTTTTCCTGATACAATTTTAAATGAGATAGCCTTTTGTGCTCAAGGATCTTGTAGAGATGCATTAAAAATGTTAGATACAGTAGCAAACATACCTGATGATGATGATGCTTTAGAAGCTATTAGAGATAGTTCTGTTGGTGAAACAAGTACTCTGGAGATATGTAAATTACTTTTAAATGGAAATAAAAATAAATGGGAAGAACTTAGTAAGATGATTAAGACAGTAGATGCAGAACCTGAGAAGTTAAGGTACTCCATACTAGGCTATCTTGCATCTGTATTACTCAATAATCCAAAAGGTGACGATAGAATAGGTCGTATGTTAAGTATATTTATAAATGATAATATGTACTCTGGAAAAGGAGGAATAGTTTTACAATTATATTTAGCATCAAAATTATAAGAACTACTGATAGTATGTTATAATAAAGTATAAACAATTAAGAAAGGGAAAGACATGGAAAGAGATGCAAATGAAGACTTGATTATTGATAAAAATAATTTAGATATAGAGTGTGAGAAACAAGCTCATTCTTATTATTTCTATGCTAAACAATCTGCTGATGCAATAGAAGAACAACAAATTGCTAAAGAGCAAGTAGATGTTATGGAAGCACAACTTGACGGAGATATAAGAAGGTTTCCTGAGAAATATGACATAGCAGATAAACTTACTGAAAAGAAGATAATGAGTGCTATTTGGATGGATGAAGGATACCAAGAAGCTAAAAGCAAAGTTATTGAGTGTACTAAAACAGTAAATATTCTTAGAGGAATACTTACAGCTTTTGATCATAAGAAATCTTCATTGGATAATTTAGTTAAACTGTTTTTATCCTCTTATTATGCTGAGACCACTATTACAGATAATGCGAAAGATAAAATTTCTGATGAAAAAAATCAAATGGGTGCTAACGAAGCATTTAATTCAGAGGAGTAATGGAATTATTTAAAGAAGTATCAATATTTATTTTATTTATTTTTCTTACCTACATCGGCATAAGACTTGTGTCATCAGCCGTCTTTAGGAGTTACTATCATAATATTATTTTAAAAAAGGAGAAGAGAGATGGGAAAAAAGAGCTTAAGTGAATTGGCAGACGAGCAGTTAGAGGGGGCATCCCAAGAAGCATTTGAATCAAAGGATTCCTCGGGAATGTATGAAACTTTTATCAAAAAGGACACCACTAGTGTTAAAATGTGGAAGTGTGAAAATGCTGAACACACAATTAATATCATTCCTTTTAAGATAGGAGAAAACTTTCCTAACCAACACCCCTATGAAAATAGGAAACCGGGGGAAATGACTTACTATTTAGATGTATGGTCACATAGAAACATTGGTGTGAATGAAACTACTGTACTCTGTCTAAGTAAAAACTGGGGTAAACCTTGTCCTATGTGTGAGGAAGTTAAAAGACTTAGAGCTGAAGGTGGGGAAGAAAATATGGCCGCCGCTAAACTATTACAAGCTAAACGTAGAACAGTATATAACATTATTGTTATGGACTCTGATGAAGAAGAAAGAAAGGGCATACAAGTTTGGGAAGTTGCTCATTTCTTTATGCAAAAACATTTGGCTGCCAGAGCTAAAAACAAAAAGACTGGAAAATTTATTAAGTTTGCTTCAGCTACAAAAGGTAAAGAGGTTGAGTTTGAAAGAGTAAAGAATGGTGAAAATGTAGAGTTTTTAAATCATAACTTTCAAGAGCGTGATGGATATATCATTGAAGAAAGTACATTAGAACAAGCAATATGTTTAGATGAAATACTTACTATATTTGATTATGATACATTACATCGCATGTTTTGGGGGGAAGTTAAAAAGGATGCAGATGAACCTGATATGTCTGATCCTACAGATGAAGAAGAAGATATTCCTATGGATCCAGGAAATGAAGAAGAGGATGTACCTAAAAGAGAAAGACCTTCAAGAGCAAAAGTTGAGGATAAAGTAGAAGATAAAGTCAATAAATGTCCTGGTAAAGGAGTATTTGGTAAGGATTGTGACAAGTTGGAACATTGTCCTGACTGTCCAGAAACTACCTGGGATGAATGTAATATTGCAAAATTAGAATATGTTAAAAATAATCCTCCAACAAGAGGTAGAGCTAGAAAGGCGTAAATATTATGGCAGAAAGAGCAGGAAGAAGAACACCTTCCGTCTCTAAAGAGAGTGATGCTAGTAAAGGTCGTTCTCTGCCTGCTAAAGCAATAGCTGAGCAGTACGAAAAAGGAATAGATGATCGTACATGCACAATGGTGGAGTCTGGGGACATATACATTCCCACAGGCTCCACTTTGCTTGACCTTGCTTTAACAGGAACTAGAGTTGTAGGTGGTGGTATGCCAGGAGGAATTATCGTAGAAATATTTGGTGAATCAGGATTAGGTAAAACAGCTATCTTATCCGAAATATGTGCATCTTCACAGAAACATGGTGGGGAAGTAATGTTTAATGACCCTGAAGCAAGACTTGATTTAGAGTACTCTGAAATATATGGAATGAGTTTACAGGGTAGTAATTATAAACGAATGATGTATGTAGATGAAGTCTTTGAAGATATAAGGAAATGGAAACCAGAAAATGAAGAGTTAATAAATGTGTATGCTTGCGATAGTTTGGCTGCTCTTACCACACAACTTGAGATGGGGGATAAAGGTGATAAGATGGGAATGAGGAGAGCTAAGGAATTTTCAGCAGGTCTTAGAACTGTTGCTGTTGCTGTAGGTCAACCTCATAAATTAGTTTTACTTACTAATCAAGTTAGACAAGGGGATTTTGGTACTGTTACTCCAGGAGGAAAAGGTATACCGTTTTATTCCACTATTAGAATGGAATGTAAAGGTATTGGTGGTAGAGGAAAAAATCCTTACATTATTAAAGAGTCTAAACTGGATAGTGGAGCAAAGATAAATAAAACTTTAGGCATCAACATTATAGTTAAAACAGTAAAAAATACTAAGAATGATCCTTTTAGAGAGGCACCAATATCTATTGTATTTGGTTATGGTATAGATGATATTAGAGCAAACTTACAATATCTTAAAGACATGACTGGCGGTACAAAATATGATGCTATAGATCAAGAGTACCAATCTATGGAAAGAGCTATAAATTGTGTTGAAAAAGGAGGAACGGAAGCTAAACTAAAAGAAAAAGTAACGGCTATTTGGTATGAAGTAGAAAATAAACTCAAAACAACCCGTAAAAAGAAAACAAG